TCAGTCATTGATTTTACTCGCCTTTTTGCCAGTTTCCCCCTCACCGGGTTTAAGGTGAGGGGATAGGGCGTTTCGATCTTGTTCTGACAGCAGTAGTTTTCCGGCAGCGCGAGCCATGTTCGCGCGGTTCGCCGCGCGGGTGTAGGTCGCCGCCGTTTCGATCTTGGACCATCCAAACAGCGCCATAAGCTGATGTTCGGTCGCGCCGTTTTCTGCCGCTCTTGACGCCCCGGCCTTGCGCAGCCCGTGGGCCGCGCCGGGAACCCCGGCGGCGTTGCATGTGTCCCGGAACCAGTTGCCGAATGCAGCGACCGCGCGCGGCCTGCCTTGGGCCGTCTCGATGAATGTCAGCCCCTTGATCGGCGTCGCCTCGATGGACCGCAATAGCGGCGGCAGGAGCGGCAGAACGAGCGGGGCGCCGGTCTTGGATGTGCGGAACCAGATCTCCGCCCCGCGTATGTGCTGGCGCCCCAGCTTCACGGCGTCATTGCGCCGCAGGCCAGTGTAGAGCAGGATCTCGAATGCAAGCCGCTCAGGCGTCCCGACCGGCCAATGCGATTCGAACCGCGCGCACTCCTCGACGGTCCAGATGTGGAAGCCATCGCTTTTCGGGATGGCGGGGCGCGAGATACCGAGGGTCGGGTCGGCCTTTACATAGCCGCGCTCGAAAGCCCACTTGAACAAGCCCCTCATCGCCTTCAGGAAGTTCGCCGCGACATGCGGGCTTGCCGCGCGCCGGTCGATGCCGGCCCGGATCGTCCCCTGCGTGATGCCGACGAAAGGCTTGTCGCCTGCGGTGCGGCAGACCAGCGCAAGTGTTGTGCGCCTGTGCCGCCGCGTCGCCTCGGAGAGCGTCAGCCAATCGGAACTTGTCTGGTATTGCCTCACCAGCCATTCCAGTGCGGCGATATTGACCTTCGGGCCGCGCGCCGGGGGCATCGGCACCTTGCCGGTGAGCTTGGCGACGGCATCCTCATAGGCGGCCATGAAATCGGGACTGCCATACTCGCCCCGGACGCGCAGGCGCGGCCCCTTGTCGATGCGGACATACCAGCGCCGGTTGCCGTGCCGGTCGAAGTCCGAGGTCAGATAACGGGGCCGGGGACGCGGCATGTCCAGCGTCACAGCACAATCTCCTCTGCGTGCGCAACTGCGGGCGCGGCATTCTCCCCATGATCCACAGGGGCGGCGTCCAATGGCACGATGCGGATCACCCCGTCGCGCGTTACCTCGACGGTTGCCCTCACGCGCGCCTGTTCAACCGCCCGGATCGCCCGTGCAATATCGGCCTGAGTGAAACGGGCGGGCGCGCGGGGCATGTCAGACGGCCTCGCATGTTGGTCGGTTGGCGATCTCCAGCAGCACGTCGGCGTGGCAGCAGGCATCGAGTGCGCACCAGCAGGCGAGGTTCTTGCCACGCAGGTCGCGGGCTATCTCGCCTTCGATCCGGGCCTCTGCGACATGTGCGCGGAACAGTTCGACGGATCGCACCCGTGCGGCGGGCGTCGCCACTCCATCCTTGTTCAGGACTCGAAACGGATTGCCCCATTTTCGGCCCGGCCCGCGCGCCACATTGACTGCCTCCAGCCCGTTCACGGCACGGCTACACTCTTGCAGGTTGAAGCCCTTGGCGCGGGCAAGGCGAAGGCGGACGGGGGCGGTCATCGCCCGCGCTCCGGTGCTTTGGCACGCTCGGCGTGTTGCCCGCAGATGTCGCCCTTCCGCTTGGGGACCGGCGTCGGCAGGAGGCAGCAGGCACCATCCTTGTCGGCAAATATCCCTGCCGCTACGGCGCTCGGCTGCGGAAATCGACCGGCGAGCGCATAGCCCATCATGATTTCGACGCCGCCACCGGCGGATTTTCCGGCCACGAAATGAGTGCAAGTCTGGCACTTCATCGCCCGCCCTCCGGCATGGCGTCGTGCGCCACGCCCTTCGGCGGGGAGGGGAGGGGGCGGAAGTGGGTGATGGGGATTGTCACCCTTGTCCAGCGGCTGCCAGATCGGCGGGTGATCCAATCGCAAACAAAGCCATCATACCAAGCATCACATGCGTGATATTTGCCCCCCGCAATGCCGATCAAAAGGTGCGTCCCGTCTTTCGGCGCTTCCGCAATCGGCCTCCACGCCGCCGCGTCTGCGGCCTCAAGGGCGGCGCGAAGGGCAAGACGAAGGCTCCACCCGCCATCATCCGATGACACCGGCTTGGCCGTGAATGCCTGATACGCCGCTTCGATCTGTTCATCTGTGAAGGTCATCCTCGGTCCTTTCTCGCCTCATCACGGGCGCGGTTGAGTTCGGCCATCATCTCGTGCGAGCCGCCCTTGTCCGGGTGGCGCTCTGCGGCGAAGCGGCGATAGGCGTTGTCGATGGCATCGGTTGTGGCGTCGCGGCCAAGGCCAAGCACTTCCCACCACGCCTTGCGGGCCGGCCCGGCGATCTGCGGGATAAAGCCTGACATGGCTGCGCGGGCCATTGTAATGCCGGCGTGGCGCATCTCGGTTCGCCGCGCCTCCAGGACGTGATGCACGGCTTGGAGATTGTCTTCGGGCTTCTCGTAGCGGTCTACCGCAAAGCAGCGCTGCTCACCCGCCCACATGAACCAGACGGCGATACCGGGGTCTTTCGGGCGCGGTTCGCCGAGGCTGACATTGGACGAGATGACGAGGTTCGTGACCGCCTGCCCGCTGTCATCGCCGAACAGTCTCAGGCTCGTCCGCACGTTCGTCAATGCGGCTTGCAGGCCAGTCTTGAACTGCGATTTGCCCGGCGTCTTGGTGCGCGGGAATCCGGGCGGCCAGCAGAGAGGATAGGCGGTGACGCTCACAGCAATCTCCCTTGTGCGGCCTCGGCTTCGGCCATGCGCTCGTAGTCGTCCGCGATGGCCTGCATGATCGCGATCTGGCGATCTGCGGCGGCCTGTGAGAGCTTCCCGCCCCCCACCCAGCCGGGATAGACGCGCCGCCGCATGGCGACCTCGCGGCGCGCTTCCTTGGCCTTCTCGGCGGCGGTGATCGGGGTCATTTCATCAGCCCTTCACGCATGGCAAAATGATCGGCGTAGGCGGCATGACTTTCGCCCATCGGGTGCCCGTAAAATTTGCTGACCCGCATCTGCCCCATGATCGGGCATGAGACGCGGCGAACGCCCTCGGCATCCACGGATTGCATCAGCCAAGACTCCCATCCGCACATACATGCCTGCGCGTCTGCGGTTCCCCGTCCATAGCGTTCTGCGGCCTCCTTGTAGGTCCATTCGAGCCGTTTCATTCCGCTGGCTCCATCGCTGGGGAGTTCGCCCGCGCCGCATCTCGCATCCGCACCTTTTCGGCCACGGAGAGGCTGCCGGCGCGCTTGTTCCATCCTTCGGTTGCCAGCACCAGGTTGGACACATGGTCCGGGCCGCCATGTGCCTTGGGGCACAGATGCTCGACGGTGATGGTAACATCGTCGATCGACGCGAATCCGGCCCCAGAAAACCAGCACTCAAGGCCGTCGCGTTCGGCAATGAGTTTGATAAGCGGCTTCATCCGATTGCGTCGCTGGCTCGAAGGCCCGATGGCGGGGGTGCGCCCGGCCATGAAATCAGAACGCAGGGCCGACAGTTCACCGACAAACGTGAACCGCCCGCCTTTCTTGCGGTGGCCGACCAAGACGCCGTGGCAAGTCTTGACGCGAACCGTCTCCCACTCGTTCGTGGTCGGCAGCAGCACGCCGCCGCGCTCTGAGAGCCACTTGCGGAAGTCGGCAATGTCAAACTCGCGTCTCATTCCGCCGCCTCCAGCCATCCGCCGTCGATGCTTTCCAGCACCTCATGCGCCTTGCGCGTCGCGCGGGCGGTGCCGTCGTCGTCGAGGTCAAGCAACCCGAACCGAACCAGCGTCGAGATGGTGTGCGCGTTGAAGGGCAAGCGCCGGTCGCAGGTGCCGTGCCCCGGCGTCCAGCCCTCATCCGTCTGGACCAAGGGGGCCTCGCACGCCTGCCGGATCGCGGCCAAGCGCACCTCGCCAAGCTGGGAGATGAGGCGGGGGTCCATCACCACGGCCCATAGCTCCGATCTTCACGATCCTCCCTTGTCGACACGATGCCCTCGGCGACATGGACATTCCGCGCCGATGTCAGGACGTGGCCAACGCAGGTCATCGCCTTCGCGGCATCAATATCCGCGTCGTCAATGTCGCGAGGAGGAAGCGCCCCAGAGGGGAGCGTGCGGGCTTCCTCCATCGCGGCCTCGATGGTCGCCAGTATTTCGCAGTTGCGGCATGAAACCCCGAGGGCACATTTCAGGCCGGCGTCTTTCGCCCGATCCGCCGCAAACAGCCGCATAACGCGGGCCATCTCATAGGTGCCGCTTTTGACCGAATAGAGCCAATGCGGGAACGGATCGCCGCGCTTGTGCAGAATGTCGCTGTAGCGGTTGATGCCGCCATGCCACGCATTTTCTGAGCGTTGGTAGAATGCCATGAGCATCCCGAACGGCCCCTGCCGCATGAAATGCTCGCCATCCATCAGGGCATGACGGCGGGACGCCGCTTCCGGGCCTTCCGAGAGCATCGCCTGGAACTGTTCGCGCGGGCTGTTCGGACCCGGCATCTGCAGTAGCAAGGCGGCCGCATCATCCAGAGAGGCGACTTCAACGCCGTCGACCGTGTAGAAAATGCGGCCCTTGTCTTTCCGGTTCTCGCGGCTCCAGGAGTAGCCGAAACGGGGGTTGTCGACACACTCGTGGTCCTGCCGCGCCATCCCTTTCCGTCCATCGAAGAACCGGACCGGACCGCGAAACTTGGCCTTGGCGAGAATGTCAGCGGTGACATTTTCCCAGATTGTGCCCGGTGCCCCAGCCATCACGCGTTCCCCGCCTTCTTGTCGGCGTCGCGGGCCTTGGCCTCAAGCGCGTCATGGTCGTCATCCGAGAGCATCCCATAGGCTGCTTCGGGGAGCCGGGCGCGAACCTGCCTGAGTTCGGCGAGGCCCTTGAGCGCGGCCCTCTCAAGGCTTGCGATGATGCTTGCCTTGCTGGGCAGATCGCCGGGAAAATCGGACACCGGGGCATCGTCGCCACCAGCCACGGAAGCGTCAGCCGCCCCGGCGTCCTTGCCCTGCCTACGCTCGGCAGGAAGCCCGTCTTGCGACGGCACCGGCCCAATCGCCGGGGCTTCATTGGCGGGGAGCGTCACATCTCCACCCGCCTGTTCCGTGGCGGTCTCACCCTTGACCTCGCCCGTCTCCGGGTCGTGATCGATGGCATCACCGCCCGATGGGCGTTCGCCCTGCGCCAAGGCGTCGAGGCGGCCCATGAGGCTGCGGGGGCGCTCTGCGGCGGCAACCGCCTTGTCTGAGCGGCCATCAAGGTCATAGAGGTTGTCGTCCCTCCGGATCAGGTCGTCCAGGTCTGTCGAAATCGGGAGGCGCTTCGACAGCCTGCGCAGCACCGTCTTGCGGGCCATCTCCGACCACCATTGCGTCCACGGCCCGGAATCCTTCGCCCGGCTCACGGCGCGGACGCTCTCGACCTCCGCCTTGCTCATGATCTCCGAAACGCGGCTGCCGTCCTTAAGGCGCGCAACGGCATACACGCCGATGACTGATCCGCGATCTCCGAACCAGTCGGGTTCATGCACCGGCTGGTCATCGATGCCGATGCGGTAGGAGAATTTGTCGTTGGCGTGGACCGTATGAGCCTCAATCGAAGAAAGCTCACCGGAATTGCGGCACTTTTTCAGAATGCCGGCGATCATCGGCATCCATTGGACGGCCTTGAGCCACGTCTCCTTGCCGTCCTTCTTGACCTTCGTGTTGTAGATCACGAGAGCCCCCTCGCGCCCATCGGGCAAGAGACCGTCCTGGGCCGCGAGAAGCGATGAATTGAACAGGCTGGCCCTATCCGCCCCCGCCAATTCCTGATTGCGCTGCACGGCGGTCATCACCACGCGCATGAACCGTTCGACCGGAATATGAGCGGGCAGCGAAGCGGCAAAGGAGGACTCCCGCTGCTCAAGCTGCGTCTTGAATGATGCGAGCGGAGATGCCTGCGGGACGGCGACCTCGGTTTTCGTGACGGCGTTCATGCTGCCTCTCCTGTGGCGCGGGTGACGGTGACGCGGCGGTGGCTTGATGTGCTCGCCGGCTGCGGCTTTCGGTTCACGGTGATGGTCCTGGCGACGATGATCGTGCCGTCCGCGAGGCGGGCGCGCTGGGCAGGCCCCAGCTTGGCGATGATCTCGGCGTCCAGCGCCTTGCGCAGCTTCTCGGCGTCGTTGCCGGTGGCCTCGATGACCTTGAGCCGGTCGCGCTCGGAGACGAGTTCAGCCATGCGGTTGTCGCCGGAAAGGTCGATCTCGCTACCGTTGTCGTGGCCGTAGATTGCGCGCACCCGGTCGCCGTCGCGGGAGAAGTCGGGCGCATAGCCCTCTCCGCTCTCGACGCGCTGCCAGAACTCCGCGACCTTGGCGCGAAGCAGCTTCCACAGATCGTCATGCAGCGGCACGTCGATCACCCGGAGGCGTGTTGTTGCGCCCACCACCAGCAGCGCCACGCAGGCCCAGCTTGAGCCGGTGAGCTTGGCCTCGGTGATCGCCTGGCAGGCTATCCAGAGCGGCACTTCGACCGCGCCTTCCATGCCGATCCATTTCTGGCGGAAGATCAGATCGGATGTGGTCTTCACCTGGATGATGCCGCGACCGGAGCGCAGCGGATCAGCGGCGAACGCATCCGGCGTGCAGCCGATGCGCGAGGCCGGCGCGCGGAAATAGGCGTCATTCGCAGCGGCGATCTGCCAGTCGGGATGCTTGGCCTTCACCGCCTGAAGCGCCGCGCCTTCAAGCAGCCGTCCGCGCATCGCCGGCGGGATGATGATCTCCTCGCCATCCTCCGACAGCACGGGGCGGTCATCGACCTCCGGCACGACAAGGCCGGTCTTCTCCAGATACAGGCTGTAGGCGGTGGCGTAGTCATGCACATCGACCAGCGCGCCGATGACCGATGCGGTGATGTCCTGCGCCCGCATCGCGTGCCAATGGGCATCGTCGCGAATGGCGATTTGTTCGATGGCGCCGGCTTTCAGGGCGGCGTTCATCACGACGCTGCGGGCAATGGGGCCGATGTGCATCGGGCCGGTCTGTGCGAGCGTGTCCATGGTCAAGCGGCCTCCGCTTCGGCCTTGTCGACACGGGCGAGCGCGGCGGACAGGGAACCTGCCAGTGCACCGGAGGCATCGCCCAGCGGCTCCGGCCCGACCTTGCGGTGTTCCTCGCCATTGCGGCGATAGGGGGCCGAGGCATCGATTGATGGGGACAGAAGCCGGAAATTGTCGAAGATCGCGAAGACCCGCGACAGGTCTGCCGGGGTGTAGTCGGCGCGGCCCGCAAGCGTCTGGCGGGCGAGCACATCCGTGGTGAAGGTCGCAGCCAGGATGCGGCGTTCCTCGATGCTCATCGCCTCAAGGGCGGAGGTCATGGTGCGAAACGTGTTCGGGTCGGTCATGGGTTCGGTCCTTGGCTCAGGCCGCGCCGGGCGGCGTCTGTGAAGGGGATTGGGAGGCGGCAATGTCTTCCAGCCGCACCACCACGTCGGCGATGCGCTGCACGGTGAGGCAATCAAGGGTCAGCCGCGCCGCGTGGCGCAGAGCCGCCTCGGCATGGTTCAGGGCCTCACTGGCGCGGCCACGGCTGACGGCGATGTTGGCCAACTCCATGCGCCGGGTGATGGCGAAGTCCGCGAAGCTTGCGGGCATGGCGGGATCGACGACGCTCATTCCGCGCCCTCCGCCTTGCGGGCGATGGCGTCCAGATCGCGGGCGGCGCGGTCTTCGTCGGCAAGCTCGTCATCGGGGGTGCCGCGCGAAATCCGCTCGAAAAGCGCCCATGCGGCACAGATGGCGACAAGGCCCAGCATGAAGGCGAGCGGAAGCCAGGAAGGGCACTCGACTGCTTCCACCGCAGCCGCCATCGCATCGCCGGGGAGCGCGCACCACACCGCGTAGAAGCCAGCGGCAAGGGTGGCCAATGCCAGCGCATCGAGAAGGGTTTCGCGCCGGATCATCACTTCCCCCATGCCAGATCGATTGCGGAATCGCGGGCAAAAGAAGCACCGCCGTCGGCCAGATCGGGATCGATGTCCGGCGCGTTGTCGGTGATCCATGAGGCGATTTCTGCGGACTCCGGGGGCTTGTCGGTGCCGGAAGTCAGGTTGTGCTCCGATGCCTCGAACCAGATCGCGGCGAGAAGATCGGAGAATGCCTTGATGGTGGCCGACTCGGCGTCCTTCAGGGCGGTCGCGTCATCCGCGTCGGGCGTGGCGGTCCTGATGCCCTCGATGCCCTGAATCGCCATCGCGGCTGTGCGTGCGGCGGTGGCCACCTTGTCGGTGAAGGTGCGCGGCCCGAATGCGGCTGCGCCTACATAGGTCGCTGGCGTGGTGAGGTCTGGCATCGGTCAATTCCTCTAGTCGCCGTAGCCGTAGCCGTCGCCGGAGCCGTAGCCGGAGCCGGAGCCGGAGCCGGAGCCGTAGCCGGAGCCGTAGCCGTAGCCGGAGCCGTAGCCGGAGCCGGAGCCGTCGCCGTAGCCGTCGCCGTCGCCGTAGCCGTAGCCGGAGCCGGAGCCGTCGCCGTAGCCGTCGCCGTCGCCGTAGCCGTAGCCGTAGCCGTAGCCGGAGCCGTAGCCGTAGCC